TTGAATTACAGGAACGTCGAAGCCAACAATGTTATGCCCAATGAGCACATCAGCTTCGGCAAGTATGTTGATTCCGGTGGTGATAGATTCGTGAGTTCCAACATCATTATATCGGAGGACTTCTCCAGTTTCGATGTTCTTCGTCACGAGGCAATGGATACAGCTTAAACCATGTCTAGGTAAGCCATTTGTTTCAACGTCAAAGACGAGTTTCATAGGCCCCAGTATCCGGGTTCTTCAGTGTCGAGGGTACGTTGCGTAATAGGATCTGGTCGCCCACATTCCTCACAGAAGTAACCACTCGGTTCCATCTCCGAGAAAAAGAAAGCGTCAGAACCGCAGGCACAAATAACACGGCTAGAAATCTCCGTAGTCGTTTGATCCAGTTGATGCTTTGGAGTCATTGAACTGAGCAGTAAGGTCTTCGGTCATGCGTCCAGTGGTGGAATCATAAACAATGGTACCAGCCTTTCCAGTCTGACCATTGAAACGGTTCTTGAGTACACGGATGTTAGCAAAGTTGTTACCTGAGGATAGGTTACGCTCAAGAGCAATAACCATGTCAGATAGCTGTACGATGCTGTGTGAGCCACGTAACTGCCCCAGGCTAACCTGTTGGCCGTCTTCGTGTCCCTTGTCCCCTTGGGGACGCTTGAGGTGGCTGATGAGGATCATTCCAACACCAGTTTCCTCAACAAAGGATCGAAGCTTTGTCATGGTCACATCAATAAGCTTACGTTCATCGTGTGATTCGTTGCCAGACATTAAGATTGAAAGGTGGTCAAGAATGATCCACCGTACATCCTTTGCCTGTGCCATGAACCGGCAATCACTAAGTATGGCCTCAGGATCGACTGACCCGAACCCATCACGAAGAAATACCTGTCCCGTCCCAAGAGACGCTTCAAACGCTGTCTTAAGTTCATCAGGCGGTAGTTCGTTGTTGAGGTGAAGAGGTTTATTTGCTTTGACTGACATCAACCGAAGTGCTGTCCGTTGGAGACTTTCCTCAAGAGCAATATAGCCGACCTTTTGGTCTTGGTCAACCAATGCCTGAGCTACCTCACCACAGAACGTACTCTTACCTACCCCAGACCCAGCCGTGACAGTAACCAGTTCCCCGAAACGAAGCCCGCTGGTGAGGCTATCAAGGCAACTAAAAGGCCAGTTAGCATCCCGACCATGTAAAGGCTTAATTGCGAGATCGAATAGGTCGCGTCCGTCGATAACCGTCTTTGGTGAATACGGTTTCTTCTGCCAAAAAGCCTGGCGTATAGCCTCAGCGTCTTTGGCCATGATCGCTTCATTGGCATCCTTGTAATTAGATAGGGTTGCAATGAATATCTTTTGATGGCTGAACAGTTGAGCACACTCTTGAGCAGCTCGTTGTCCAGGTTCATCGTTATCAAATAACAGAACGATTTCGTCGTATCTGTCAATGAATTTGTACTGATGTTGAAGGGACTTCTTGGCAGCCTGTGCCCCGTTGTCGAGACTCACCACGGGCCAGTTAGGGCGGGCTTGCCAGACGCTTAAGGCATCCAGTTCACCCTCAGTAACCACAATGGTCTTGTTGTTGCCCTTGGCACCGCCAAAGAGCTGCTGACCGAAGAGTTGGTGGTCTTCGTTCTTGCCTGACCATCGGAAGTCCTTGTCGGGTGTCCGTGCCTTGAAGGCGATCAGTTGGCCGGCAGCGTTGTAGTAGGGAAAGCGAAGAGTCTTGGTCTCTGCATCATACCTTACGTTGAACTTCTTGCAGGTGTCCTCAAGAATAGCTCTGGAGCGGAGAGGAACGATGTCCCCAGTAAAGTCCATGCGGAATTGCGGCTTGTGAACAGGAATAGATTCGCCATCACCAAACTCGTAATGGCCACAAGAAAAGCAGTGCCCATGACCGTCAGTATAACGACCAAGGGCATCGCTACTGCCACAAGAAGGGCAGGGTTCATGCCGCACAAATTCGCTCTCGGAGCTTTGATCGAACAAGCTCATAGGTGCTTAGGTTTTTTTGGTGATACTCGATCCAACCTTCAAGAGATTCGAAAATTGCATCAGCCACTTCATCAGGATCATACCCCTCAGGGACTTCAGCAAAGAAATCATCAAGGTACTCAACAAGACGTTGTTTAGTGGAAAAGGGTGCTTGGTAAGTCATCGGCGGCCTTGGCCTCGGTAGGGTTTGCCAGTCTTAAGGGGACGGCGTGGTTTCTTTTTCTTGCTGATAAATAGTTTACCAGAAAGAATCTTACTGACTTTCATTCAAACCAATCAAGTGGAATAGCGTGGTAGGGGCACCAGAGGAAATCATTCTTGTCCGCCCACATTGCATAGGTAGTCTTTGACTTCTTCGTGATTGTGTTATGGGGTTGCTGAAAGACCAAGCGGATGTCCATATCTGGATGTTGCTTTTTAACGGCAAGCATCTTTCTACGGTCCTCTGGCTTGAAGTAGCCCTTGGCTTCCAGGATAACCCCATTAGGAAGAATGAAGTCTGGTGTATAGACGGCTTTCAGTGTGTAGTCAAGCTTTAGGGTCTCATACTCAAACGGTTGTCCATTCACTTCTAACCACCGGGCAAGCCGCTCTTCGAGACGGGACCGGTACTTAGCCATTAGAACGGAAAGTCGTCGTCGTTAAGATCCGTTTGCGGGTTTGGCTCAAACGATGGAGAGCTAGCTTTAAAACCATCAGAAGTTCCAAAGATAGCAGCCACATCTTCAGACTCAAGCCCACCAGAATCAGACCCGCCAGCGCCAACCAGTTTGATAACTTGAGCACCTCGAACCTTAACTGAAAGTCCGACTTTTGTTGCCATTTGGTATGGTCGCAAATCGACGATAAGTTTAACAACGGTACCTTTCCAAATAGGGGTGTCTACGTCAATGGGTACACCATCGGTATCAACCCACGGGAACATGGGGTTGTTGCTTTCACCGCCGTAGCTGTACTTGATAAGACCGGATTCGTCCCACTTAGGAAGTTCCTTTGTGAAGCGTTTGCCAGCCATTTTCGTTTCACCCAACACCATAGCCTTTTCGTAAGCTTCATCGAACTTAACCAGATCCTCCTTACCAAGAGAGAAGGAGAAGGTGCAATTGTTGAACTTACCAGCAGGCTTCAGGGCCTTCACGTACCCTTCCAGTGTGGTGGTGATGATGTGACGGGATTCAGACATTCGTGAGGTGGTGGTGGAGTTCAGCGTTGGTGGTGATCTCGTTGTGGTCGCGGATCAGTTCGAAGACCTCCTCAATAGAACCATCAAGAGACGGATCGTAAATGCGGTTGGCTTCGAGAATATCCTCCACGGTCAGATCAAAAGAATGGATCGGATCAGCCATCTTCATCCTCAAGAAGAGAATACGTGGCGTCGTAAGCCTCAAGACAATCGACAGCATCCCCGCCATTTTGGAGGGCTTCGATCATGTAAGCAGCTTGAGCAAACTCTTCCACAAGATACTCGTAAAAGGTAATCTCAATGCCAAAGGCTTCGACTTCGAGTTCGTATTCCTCAAAAAGGTTCTCGATGACGGATTCACGTACACCGAGACACTCGGCATACGCAGCAAAATCAGGGACGGTGCTTCCCATTAGCAAAAGAAGTAGGAGGAGTTCTGAACATCATTGATGTCCAGCGTATTGATCATGACATCTTCATCAAAGTCTACCCCTAACTGTTCTGCCCAATTCTTGAGCACAGGCTGGGAATAGATCTCGACAAACTTGTCACGGATAGCCACCCCCATCTCGTCCATGTCACAGGATCGACCCAACACACAGTCATGAATGACCGTAAAGGGTTTGTCCCATTCAGCAAAGACCAAATGTAAAAGGGCAGCATCAAGACTATGCACCAGATTAGGACTGGATGCAGTCTTGGCTTTGGATAGGTCTACCTGTCTTTCCTCAAAAGGTTTCAAGAGATGAGTACGAACACGTTGACCAAGAAGTTTGGTGTTGACACGTATACAATCATTCCGTCGATACTCTTGAACAACAGTAAACCCAGAAGGTGTGATCCACTCAAGATCAGTACGACCAGATTGAATTACCTCTTCAGCAACCTTTTGGATGAACTCCATAGACCTACAAGGACCAGCAAAAACATTCTTAACCGCATAACGGTAGATTGCTTTGACGATTGCTTGTAGTTCTCCTTGTTGGAGTTCAACACCCTTGAGTTCCTGACGAATGTAATCCCTAGCCGAGTTTTCAGTAACCCCATAAGGGGTGGTCATCACGGTTCGCTTTGTTACCTTCCGAGTAATGATCGGATAAAGGTGCTCAGGAAGTTGTTCCTTTGCTTTCTCGGCAACAATGGCATACCCGTCAGACGGTCTCGGTGTGGGGACAACGTTGACCATCTCCGCTGCGGTTCTGTCAAGCGCCAATGCTGATAGGTGTTGGAGACCAGAGCAAGTGGCATCAACAGACACAGGAAGACCAGAGGTTTGTTTGGTTTTAGTAATGACACAGTGGTAATACTCAATAGCAGCAGCAAGAAAACACCAAGGCTCTTCAGCACCTGACCAAGTAGAGATTGTTCCTTCTGGATCAGAAGCAATCATCCCAATGAAGTCATGGTTATCAGTAGCCCAAGCTATCCTCTCCTCCATAGGAGCTTTATCAAGACCCCAAGTCGTAGCAACTTGGAACTTTAACCACCAGTCATTAACCGGGCCCTCCTCTTGGAAGTAAATAAGACTCTTCTCAAAGTCAGTACCCTGAGGACTGAGGCTTGTGGGAATTGGATAAACCCTTCCTCTAAAATCAAACGACCAGGGAATCCAGAAGGTATCTTCTTTGTATTTGTTCGCAACAAACAAACACTCAGTCGTTCGGTAGTTCTTCTGCGCCAGTGCAGAATTGTTATCTTCGATCTCAGTACGAGCCCGTCGATACGCAGTCCTGTCTTCCTCGGAAGCAGTCTCCCAAGGTTCTGGCTTTGGCGGTGGAGGTGTTGGCTCCTCAGCTCGGAACTTACCCACCGTAAGGCGGTGTTCCATGCAGAAGTTGGCGATGTTCAGGATCCTAAGGTTGATCCGGTATGGCACCTTCTGGAGACGGTTCAGCATGGCCAGAGCCGCGCTTCCCCGTACAACAGGGCACCTTCTTGGATTGTTGATCCTGACTAGCTTGTTGAGCCTCCTCAGTTCGTTGGTCAAATACCCCCCGTCGTTGGTGCTAGACCAGTCATTGGGTTCGCACAGCATGGGCCACAGACACGCAGCAAAGCCCTCAGCCTGCTCTAGAAGCGCCTCCTTGGCCTCTAGGAACTCGGTTGAGTAGGTGAGGATGGTTACCTCCTGTTTGCCGCCCTTAGAGACGGTCCTAGAGGCCACCCAGCCCGTGGACTCAGCCAGACAATCCACCAACCACCCCCCAACAAGGTGCCGAACAGCAGGAGACCAGCGATCAGGGACATAATCCACCTTTCGCATGGCTGCCCTAAACCGTTGGACCTTGTAGAGGTAGCCCTTGTGGGCGTGGATGGTGAGCTTGGCCTTGGCAAAGAGATCAGGATGCGTTGCCTCGAATTGATCCAACATGATCTGGTCATGAACCAGCCTTCCTATGTGGGTGGTCACAAAGGAATACGTTGGTTTCTCAATCCTTCTGACACCAAGAACATCCAATACCCCCTTTGCCGTAATCAAAGCAAGGATGGATGGATCACAGTCTTTGATGGGGATAACGGCTGCTGCCTTCTTTGCTGCCCACCCTTGACTGATACGATGGAGCTTGGAGGAGATTTCTTTGGTAATCTTTTCAAGACCATTCTTGATAAAGGCATTCCCATAAACGGTAGAGCTGGCATAGGTGCGTTCCTCCGCAATACGTGTACGTTCCCTGAGCCTGTTGATGGCTTCTGTGCGAGCACTGAGTTCCCGCTGATACTGTCTGGCAAGTTGCTCCTTGGTTGCCATCCTTATTCGTTGGGTTGAATGGTTGAGTGAATGTTGTGACGTGCCCTGCGGACAACAATGATGTTGCTGATGATGGAGATCAGGTTTTGAGTCATTTCAATCTCATCCTCTGACCCATCCAAACCAAGCTGGGCATTCAACAACCTTCCCGCATCATCACCAACCATGTCAGGGTCAAGAATATCAGCGTGGGCATTACAACGCCCAACCAAATCCGTACACCGATCAACAGCCATATGTTGGAGGGTGTAGAGGAGGTCATCATAGTCATCACTGTTTGGGATTGGAAAGGGCATGACGTTGTGCCTTATTAAATGTCTGGATAGCCAGGATCTGGGCTAACTGTTTCTTCCCAAGGTAGGAGTATTGAGAAAGTTTGTGGCGTTTGGCTAGCTTGCGGAGTTGTCTCCAGGTGAGGATGTCTTCCAAGTGATAGGCAAGTTGATCGACGGTGAAGTCCATTCTGGGGTAAGAACAATGTTCAGGGTGTGATACTCAAGCTCTGGATACAACTCAAGAGCAGACATGATGGCGTGTGTTTTGTTATGTGCGTAAATACATACCTCCTTGCCACCACCATAGACGGAGTAGCATTGAGGTTGTGTCACTTAGCCCTTCCCTTCTTGTTTGATAGCTTAAGGCAATACTCAAGATGTGCCTTCTGAATAAGATCCTTTACCTCCATTATCTCAGGCCGTTGAGTAATAGCAGCAGCACGGAAGACCTCAACAACAAAGACACGTTCTTGATAGTTCAGGCTGTCCGAGCCTAGCCTTTCAATCTTCCGAATTACATCCATCGGGTTGAGCATGACAGTCATCTTTTTATCAAGAAGGGTAAACGGTACGGACGATCTTCTTTCCGTGGCGGTTTAGGTCGTTTTTGCACTTTGTCAGTAGATGCAGAACTTTTAGACATTACCAACGACCCTCCGCACGGCGACAACGTAACTCAGCTTCTAAAACTTGAAGGGTGGCACTCATGAAACCAACCTTATAATCAGAACAGAAACGATCGTCCTCTGACAAATCTATGCTGTGCCGTACCATGTCGATCCACGAATCAGGATCTTTCTGTTTCCATTTAATGGCTGCCTCGTCGGCATCTTTCCAAACAGGAGGTGGAGTCATTGTTACTTAGAGCGTAGTGGGCGTGGATAAAAAAAATAGTGATCGTCTGGGCATTCTTTGTTCATCTCCTCAACATGTTCCTGTGCTGCCTTTGGGTTATCGTAGACATCACAAAAGCCAGTGTCGAAAGATTCAACAATCCAAACCTCAGGATTCTTTGTCAGGGTGATCATGTCACAGTGGGGTGGTGTGGACACAGGCTCATCATAGCGGGAATCTCTCAGGATGCAACCTCTCAGGCTCTGAGGTTCTCACAAGCCGCAACAAACAATCAAAAAAAAGAAGGGGGCCTGATTAGACCCCCCAGAACATTACATCCTCAACAGGGACATGATTAACAACATCTAGAACTTCTTCTCCTTGGTGACAAATAGCCTCAGCCATTGACCAAGCTTTATCATAGGTAGATGCGTTGATGATCATCTGTTCTTTAATCATCCATCCACCACGTAGGCGACGGGCGCCAAAATATGCCAGGTAAGTATTCATAATCAATACCCAAGGAGCCGACGGTAGTCAATGGATTTGATACACCAACCTGTCCATGAAGTTATCTCTTCAATGAGATCGTCTTCATCATCTGCCTCCCAGATGTGTCCTACTGTATCCTCGATGATGTCATTCATTTCAGCATTTGTAATCTCATCCTCAGCGCCAGTAAAATCATATTTAATGGAAGTAACTTGGAATTGCATCAGTTCTGCCCCATTGTGCGGATGTAATCATAAACGGCATCGTAACCATTCTCCTTGAATACTTGCAAAGCATCACCAAGGAGACACAACTCAGTGTACCCAAGAACAGAGCTGATGTCAGAGTCGGTGTTGCCGACAACTAACTTCATGCCGTACTCCTCAACACTATACCCGATCAAATCTAAAAAGATGCAGAACGGATTGAGGCAAGAGTTGAAGTTAGTTGACCATTGAGACAACGCATCAATGGCATCGAAGCGGGAAGTAACAGTAGCGGTCATGGCAGAAGAACCTCAAGGATAATGCAGCCAGCACCCGCAAAGATGCAAAGAATGCTAGCTGATGGAATCGTAGCAGTGGCCCCAGCAATCAGGGCAATGGCTGATACAAACAGTAACATTAGCAGGGTGCCTCATTCCACACAGGAAGGTATTTCCGAGCAGCATAGCCACGGCTCTCCAGTACAAAATACCGGGGCGGAATGCGCTTGCCATGCTGTGCCCGTTGTACAT